ATTTATTGGGCAGATAACTCGTATCAAAAAGCCAAAGTTAAAGTCATGAGATCTAAAAAAGATAAAATAGTCGGGATCTATACCCACGCGAAACCCAATGGCGTGATTTTTTACGTGGGAAAAGGAACAGAGGTCAGAGCTAAAAATCTTAAAAGACTACACTCTAAGCACTCTTCTATTGTTAAAAAATATGGAAAAGAGAACATCATCGTAACATTTATTCCCTGTGAAAATGAGAACATTGCTTTCGAATTAGAAAAACAATTAATTAAAGTTTATAGAGAGTCGTATGGAAGCTTAGTTAATATCACAGACGGTGGCGAAGGTTGGGCTAATTTTGCGCCATGGAAAAATAAAAAATTATCTAAGGAACATCGAGAAGCGATTAGTAAGGGTGGACAAGGGATAAAACGTTCAATGATTACTAAAAAAGCCATAAGTGCGGGAAAAAAGAATGCTCAATTTTCTGTAGAGCATCGAGAAAAATTAAGTCAAGCTCATAAAGCCAGGGTTCGTAAGCCTCATTCTCTTGAAACAAAAAGAAAAATTGGCCTAGCTCAAAAGAATAAAGCTCTTTCAGAAGAGACAAAGGACAAAATTCGTAAGTCACTAGCAGAAACCCTATCCAGCTCTAGGGCAACAAGTTTAAAAAGAGCTGTAACAACTAACTATGGAGAAAAAACAAATGACCAAGGCTACAGCGCACAAGACCAAGGAAGATACTGGATCGTCAGACGACACGCAGACGGCTCTCACAGTCTCTGTCAATAACACAGTTCCCACTGTCTTTGCAGATGGTTTATCATTGGATGAACTGACTCAAGATGCGGGAAGCGGGTTACAAAATATCACGACAAATGACCTGCAGATGCCCATTGTGCGTATCTTGCAATCTAACTCACCACAATGCAAACGTTCAGAGGGGGCTTATATCGCCGGCGCTATTGAGGGAATGCTGATAAATAATGTCAGCAACGAACTTATGGATGGTACCAAGGGCATTCGCGTCATTCCAGCCTTCTTCGAGAAAAAATATCTCGAGTGGAAACCAAACCGTGGTGGGTTGGCTGGCATTCATGACGTAGATACTCCCTTGAAAAACCAAGTCACCATGATGCCTGATAAAGCTGGAAAGATGCTCCCAACTTTGGCAAATGGCAATAATCTTTCAGAAGTGGCGCAACACTATGTGCTCATTCTTAAAGAAGATGGAACTTTTGAACCCGCTGTATTGTCAATGGCGTCGTCTCAGTTAAAGACAAGTCGTATCTGGAATAGCTTGATGAAAAAGATCGTGTTGTCAGATGGTAAAGGAGGCCACTTTACACCAGCTTCGTTCCTAATGACTTATAAGATTACCACCATACCAAAAACTAAGGATAACAATTCTTGGTACGTGTTTAATGTAGAATCCGCTGGTCCTACCCCAACCAAAAACCTGTATGATGCGGCTAAAGTTTTTAATCAGGCTATCTCGGCAGGTAAGGTCCAAGTGAAGATCGATGAAGCTCTACAAGCAGACCATGAAGCTGCGCCAATGACCATAAATGCAACCGAAGATGACAGCATTCCATTCTAATTACGAGCCTGAATAACTGTGTACATTGGTGGCGCTCTGCGTTACCAATGTACTTCAGTTAAGTGCCTATAGAGCTGGAGATTAGAGCATGATGACGATGGAAAAACTAGTAAAACTTTATCGCGCCATAGAAGCGACCGAGGACGCACTGAATGAATTTAGCAATGAGCGCAATCAGTCGCTCACGAAGACTCGTCTGGGCATCCTTTCCATTGAGGAGCAGATTAAGAGAGATGTCCGTAGTCATCTACTGTATGAAGCCATGCACCATGCCGAAAAACAATATGATGAAGCGATCGCTGAGATGGCCCAACAACAATGATCAAATATCTCTTCCACTATCACAGTAAAACCTAGAGCTTAGAGTCAACCTTAACTAAAGAAAGTATAGTCACATGATCTACTTGATCCTAGCCGGTTTAGTCGCGCTTGCGATTTTAATTCTAGTCC